GCTTGAAATCATGGCGCAGCAAGGGGATCATCATGCAGAATGAAACCAGTAGCTTAGAGGCTTGGGGATGGCTGGCGGTCTGCCTGATCTGTTTGTGCGTGGTGCTTTATGTCTGACTGGTACTCCACCCATACCCGAGTTTGGACGCATACCGTGCTTGGCGAAACCCAAATAGCAGACTGCACCAACAAGAATCTGCCCACTGCTGATCAGCGTTTAAACGCACGAATGTGTGCTGCTGCGCCTGCGCTGATGGAATTATTGGAATCGATTAACTACCTAGAGCCTGACCACCTCAATACCCTGATAGACATACGCAAGTATGTTTACCAAAGTTAGGGTGCTGGACTGTCCCTATGCGCGGTCTGCTGCCCCCCAATGCCCCCTGCTGGTCGAGTTGGTCAACTCACCGCCAGCGCGGGGAAAGTACATCTATTGGGACAGGGGATGGCAGATAGCGAGGATGCAGTCAGGCCAGCTATACAGGCTAGGTCGGCATGACAGTTTTTTTAGAGCAATTTTTAACGCAAAAGGATAAATATGGCAAAGTTAACCGTGAAACAAAAAATAGCTGGTGCGGTCAATGTGTATGCCGTCAAGGTGACGGTGTATGTCCACCACCAATCGGAGGCAGAAGCGCAAAGCTATGTGCTGGACGCGCTGGCAGATTGGAACGGCGGTAATGGTAGGGTTATCCCTGCCTATCATTGCCACTCAGTGGAGGAATCCCCTATGCGGTTCCCGCTGGAGGTAACCTATCCGGAAGAGGTTGAAACATAACAGGGATGCAAAATAATAAAGGGGCTTCGGCCCCTTTAATTGTTTAAACGCAAGATACCTTTGATACCTATGAAACCCCGATCAATTAACCCCAGTTAAAGGATTGGGCGGGGTTAACGTTTAAACGCCTGATACGCCTGATACGTCTGAAACGCCGGTAAAAAACCGGTAAGAAACCGGTAGAAAACCGGTATTTAAACGCTAGAACATATCTAGGTTTTCACTGTACGTCCCTGACGTTGTGTTGAAGAGCAGGGTTGTTTCCCCCTGAGTGCCAACCCAACGGTGTCTGCACTTCCAGACTGCCATCTCCACAAACCCTTCCTTCCTGTGAATGGTGATACCGCAGTCGGTCTTAGCCCACCATGCCATCGATCCGCTGATGCTCATACCGTCCGGTCTCGGTTGCTCCATGCCTGTACGGTTGACCTTGGCGGGGTGAGCAACGAACCAGCAATGTAAATCATGGGCCTTCACAAACCGCTGCACCTTGGTAAGCATGTCCGAGATGGCCTCGGTCTCGGTAGAGTTGCGGGTTAGGTCTATGAAGTTGTAGGGGTCGATCACCAGCCCCCTCACTCCCATACGCTTTATTGCCACCTTGGCGCGGGTCAGGATCGACTCAAGGGTCGATGGCTCATCTCCGTTGGTATCGATGAATAGGAAATGGTCGTTAACCCATTTAAACGCTGCATCCTTTTCCTGATCGTTCATCCTGTTTTTACCGTCAAAGAACCGCTTCCTAGTGTAGATCTCCATCAGTCGGGTAATGTGGATCTCGGGCTGATTCTCAAACGAACAGATGGCAAACTTCCAGTCATCATCACGGGCTAGGTTGACTGCGATCTGATCCACAAAGTTGGACTTACCGGATGATGGGTAACCAGTGACCACTGTCAGTTGAGCCGGAGCCACCGTGTAAATGTCATCGATGGACTTAAAGCCGGTGCTGAATCCCTTTCCCGTACCGCGTGCGTACAGGTCGTTTAAACGATCCTTGTAGGTCGTCGCCTCGGACAGGCCAGCAATCGGGTACGGCACTGCCGTGTCAAGGATCTCCCTTATCTGCGTTGAGGGGTCATGCGTTGAGGGGTCGTTGAGAAATATTTCGTTGAGGTCTTTTGCGGCGAACTTGGCTAATCTGCATTTCTCTTTACCGATCCGTCGGGCTAACTCCTCTGCCAATGCTTGCCCTGCGGTGTCTTGGTCTGTGGCTAGGATGACATAGGGTGCTGCGTCTAAATACTCTACTGCGCTCCATACATAGCTGAACTTCTTGTCTTCGCTGGGCAGAACTTTACCGTCTGCCACTTTTATGGGAGCGCCGCTCGGCACTGACACCACGTTCTCTATTCCTGCCTCCATCAATGTAAGGCAATCAATCTCACCTTCTACGATGATGATGGGCTTACCTTTCTCTAGCTGGTCGAGGCCAAAGAAATCATGCGCTCCTCCTGCGTCTTGTGTAAACGCTTTGTCGGGGAAGCTGCGATATTTAACAGCAACCAATGCGCCGTTGCGGTAGTAGGGGAATGCTATGGCATCTGAGTGGCGGTCTAGCTTGGGAAAGAATTTATCTGCACCGAATAACCGCATGCGGTCTGCGGTTGGTTTAGATATGCCCCGCGACAGAAGGTAGTCGTAGTGATAGGGCTGAAGGATTTGGTTTTCTATTTTGAGGACAGGGACGGCTGACAATTTAATCTCCTTGGGTTGTATTGATCCACTTGCAGAACAGTGATGACAGTGATACACAACTGCCCCGTCAGGCTTGCGGGTCAGGGTCATGTCTTTTGAGTTTTGTTTCTTGCGCTCGTTTGAACAGTAGGGGCAAGAGATCCTACCGGTCTGGTCAAAGCCAGACCTTTCTATCATGGCTTCGATCATTTCATGCTGCCGTCAGCTTTGCCATTTAAACAAACTGCATGAGCCATCAGCATGACATCACTATCGGTAAAAACATTTTTTGCTGCGTTATAAATCCAAACAACAACTCTAGTGTTTTCCAGTGTGTAGCCAATGCTAGGATCAATCCTATCCAAAGATGGAGACCAAGGGTTTCTTGCCTCTACTCCATAAGTAAATGGCAGTCCTGTGACCTCGCAGACACCTTGCTCTAGCTTTTCTAATATCCATTCTGGAGTTAACTCATTCCCTTCCCTAAAACGCCGACCGACTTTCGTGCCATGAAACATGGCAATTGCTCGTCCTCTCTTTTTGGATTTGTATTTCTGAGTTCGGTGTGTATGAATTAGTGGATCGACCTTCGTGCTGTACTGTGTTTTACAAACAACAGAGCAGTACAAAGCTTTACGATTTTTCCCCGCCTCTCTAAGATTTGTATTGCAGTTTAAACAAAGCTCTTGGGATATTGTTTCCGTAGTCACTTCATGCCTCCCTTGGAGTTTCTTGGAAAGCTCCTGTTCTTTGATGGGGCCTGTAACTTGACCCCGTCGGAATTAGATCCACCCTTGCTCAAGGCTTTGACATGGGCTACGTCCTTACCTTTGCGGGAAACTCCCTCTGCGTCGAGTTTCCTTCGCGCTCGTTGTCTTTCCATTCGGTCAGGATGTTCGTTGCGTTGGACTTGGGTCTTGTATTCCTGTTTGAAATCGCGGGGCATAGTCATTCCTTAAAAGGAGTTAGTGAACTTTGATCTATGGCATAGCCTACGCCATGCCCTAAGTCTTTAAGATTTTTTTCCTGCATAGCATCAATCGATTTGATGTAGCCAATAAGATCCACGGTATCGCCATCAACGATGGCAAGGGCATAAATATGTACCTCTTGCACAGACTTGTCAACATGAATTAGCAGTCTGCCATTCTTATATCGGGTTGCCTTGACATCCACCTTCAGATTATTGTGTGTGATGAGGTCTGCCCCGCCTTTGCGCGGGTAGACAGACAGATCAGGGTACAGGTTGAACTGCTTGCCAAATGCCATCTCTGCAAGTATCCCATCCCTGTCTATCTCAATGGGATCTTGTTTACCCATCTGTTTATCAGTGACACTGTTTTGCCTAGCGGTAGTGTTACGCATCACTGCCAACATTAACGCTATGGCAGTTTCCGGAGGACTCATGTTAACTATCAACTTTAACTCCTTGTGACCGCTTGGGCGGTCTTTATTAATTTCACCCAAAGACCCCCCTTCCCCACTGAAGGAGAAGGAAGGGAATGGTTTCACCGCCTCTCGGCATCTGCATGTCTGTTATGACCCCTGTGCTTGCAGATTAGACCAGCACCACGGATTGTTGGGAGTAGTTGCTCCGCGCCTTAACGCTTACCGTGTAACCCTTTTATTCCACGCAGTCAGGTTGAACTCTTGCTATCGTGTGGAGTACGCAGCCCCTTACGGGGGCTAGTCGGACAGATCACAGACAGAAAGAAAGTCTGCTCTGACTGACGCGGTTTACCGAAATGCCACAGATGTCCACTCACGCCTAACGACAAAAACGCAAAAAGCCGTTACTACTGCACTGGGTCGTGTCCTCCGAGATGGAGGCCAATGCATGAGTAACGGCTCTAAACTTGTTGCACACGACTACAACAGTTCGCACTGTATCACAGAATGATACGGGGTGCAATAGCTTTTTAAAAAATGTTGGTACTCGCTACGCCGTGGTCGCCGTCTTTAGTTCGCTCGGGCGGTAAAGCAACCCCCTCGTCATTTCTCTGGGTTTTCCCCGGCTCACGGTATCCGCTTTCCCAACACGGCTGGGGACTGCTCTTGATGGGCTTACCGAATCGAACGGACTAGCGTCAAGTCGCTTAACCTTGCCCACAATCCCCATGCGTGTTGGGCGCAAGGCTATTTTCCCCTTGGTCGGCTATCCGGAAAAGCCTAGTTGTGCAGGAACTGCACGGGTACGATCATGTTGCGCAGGATAAGTGTACATAAAAAACAGGTACTCCACATAGGTGTTTACCCCAAGACTACATTTATTTTTACTAGTAGACTGCGCGCACACTACTTGCCGCCCGTCAACAGTTGCAGTAGTTATTGCCGCTTTTTATTTACGCAGATTGTTTAAACGTATAAAAACTTTCACCCTAGCCGGTTAGCGTGATAGAAATGATATGTTTAAACGCATTAGCTCATGGGTAGCTCACCGGGTGATCCCGGGGTATACTAGCCCTGCATGTTGAGTCATGCTTTCTCCTTGTGTCCTCACGGACTTAGCCCTGCTTTTCGCGGGGCTTTTTTTTGGAGCAATCTCGGGGATGCATTCAATGGTGATGTCACTTCTGGGACACTCCGGATCAAGATGCCAGTAGGCATGCCTCTCCTTAACCTGACGGTCATTCGCGTAGATGCAGCCCTGCATCAGGTCTAGGATCAGACTCTCATCTAAGTCAGGTCTGCGTGATGCGTAATAGATATGCAGAGTAACCCGCAGATCACCCTCCATTAGGTTAGGCAGGACGGGGCATTGCTCTAAAAAGACATCGCTGTAAGACAAAGCTTTCTTGGATTTGATCAGCCGAGACATGCCCCCGTACCTCACAACACGCCTTGAATTTGCCTTGCTTGCAGGCTCTCCAAAAATATTTATTGATATCACTTGCATTTTTGGTGTAACATCACTATCATTCGTTGCAGGGATCATAAAAACCTTTTGGAGATGAGATGAAAATTACGAACAAGTACAACCTACCAGAGGCATTAGTCAATGCCATGATGAAGGATGACTACACCAAGGGCGCTTCTGAGTATAGCGTTACAGGGCTGTTGCAGCCACCTAAAGTTGCACTGTTACGCGAACAGTACGACGATCAGATAGAGATAGATGTAAGCGACAAGATGTTCACCTTCCTTGGCACTGCCCTGCATAAGGTGCTGGAAGCCACGGTAATGCCTGATAACTGCACGTTTGAAGAGCGTCTGCATACCAAGGTAGATGGCACAAGTATCAGCGGCGCAATCGACGTACAGGAGCGTAGCGCCTTTGGCACAACCATATGGGATTACAAGGTCACCTCTGTGTGGTCTGTGATCAATGAGAAGTCTGAGTGGGTAGAGCAACTCAACATGTACAAGTGGCTAGTTGAGACCGTCAAGGGTGAGCGGATCATTGGACTCAAGATCTGCGCTTTTCTTAGGGACTGGAGCAAGAACGGCAGCGGAGCCAACTATCCGGAAGCATCTATCGTCACAGTGGATATCCCAATGTGGACTGCCACAGAGACCGAGGCTTTCATCATGGAGCGTTTAAACGCACACAAGAAAGCAAAGATGGCAAGAGATTTTGGAGAGGAGTTACCCCCTTGCTCCAACGCAGAACGCTGGATGTCGGAAACGACATTTGCCGTGAAGAGAGAGGGTCGCAAGACTGCGATCCGTGTATTAACCGATATAGATGAAGCCAAAGAGATGGCAGTAAAGGAAAACGGATATGTTGAAACAAGACTCGGAGAACCAAGGCGCTGCGCAGGAAACTACTGCCAAGTGGCCCAGTGGTGCGGACAGTATCAATCGGGACTTGTTGCCTGATTTGTTAAAAATTTACGAAGCCATTGAGTTACTGTGGCAGTACTACATTCCAGACCTTGATGTTGAAGAGGATGTAAATGGTATTTATGCGGCGCGTGGATTGGTGTTTGATTTAATAGTTAGCCTTGGCTATGAGGAGCGGTACGAAAGATGGCAAGCAGCAAAACTTGTTGAAGAGGGGATTATTACCCCAGAAGAAGCGGCGTATGTAGATAGAAAATATGAAACAAAAGGAGTTACACCATGAACCAAGTAGACCTGTTAAAGATAAATGTAAACGAGCATACAGAGAAGAAGAATGGCCTGACATACCTGTCATGGGCATGGGCTTGGACTGAGGTGCTGAAGGCTGACCCCAAGGCTAATTGGGAGGTCAAGCTATTTGAGGGTAGCCCTCTGATGTTTATTGGTAGTGGAACCCACATGGTCTGGGTGACTGTGACCATGTTTGATAAGCCCATGACTTGCATGCTGCCTGTTCTGGACTACCGCAACAAGCCTATTCCTACGCCTAATTCCTTTGATGTAAACACATCAATCATGCGGTGCTTGGTCAAGGCTATTGCTATGCATGGACTCGGTCTGTACATATATAGCGGGGAGGATCTGCCCCCTGATGCCGAGGCAGAGGAACCTAAGCCAGCCCCCAAGAAGGCAATTGATGTCCCCGCTAAGAAGCGCCCCCAGCCTACAGAGTGGGACAACTCCGATGCTTCCCGCCAGTTATTCGCAGACGGCATGATCAAGTTTGCCGATATCTGCACCACAGTTGATGACCTTAACAGCTACTGGATGAACAACCAGTTGCAGTTGGAGTCGTTAAAGCAGACGCACGCTGACCTGTTTAAAGGTGTGCTGGATCACTTCTCCACTATGAAGAAAACTTTCACTCAAGGAACCACAAATGGCTAATTACGATACCCCATACAAACCCAAACCTGATAGCGGAACTCTCCGAGCGCAGGGATCCAAGAAGACCTCTGCCAGCCCTGACTACTGGGGCGACATCCGGATCAATATGAAGGACTTGACCGCCATCAAGATTGAGGACGGTTGCCATGTGATCAAGCTAAGTGGCTGGAAGAAGATTGACAAGGCTGGCAAGGTGTACTTGTCTATTAGTGTAAACCGTTTTGTCCCCAAGGATGAAGGTGGCACTGTGCGTCAAGAAGACCAGCGTCAGGACTTTCCTGATGAAGACATCCCCTTCTGATATGACACTGCAATTTGAGTGCAGGAAGATAGCGTTGAAACAAGACCGCTCCGGTTTTGTTTTGACCCTAGCTATACACCCTGATGAGTTACCCGAAGAACTGATTCGGGACTTTGTCGGGGCGCGTTATGCATGCGTCATGGTAAGACTCAAGGACGATGAGTCTGCCACCGAATACAGCAACCGCACACAGCAGGCTGGGATCCTTTGTCGCAGCCCAATGTTCCAGTCTTTTATCAGCACTGCATACGCAGGGAAAGACTGCAATGAAGAGGATACGGCAGCGGCTCTGTGCCATGAATGCGGCATCGATTCTCGGACAGAACTCAATGGGAATGTCTCAGCCAAGTACAGGTTTGACGAGATCCTCAAGGAGTTTGAAACATGGAAGATGAGCGTATGAAATTAAAACCGTTTATGACCTATATGACTGAGGCAGACCATACCAGTCTGCGTAAGTTTGCAAGGGCCAAGAAAATCACGATGGCGCAACTGATCCGCGAAGGGGTAAACATGAGGATGTCGGATGGGACTTATGCCTCTGGGTTTAATGATGGGGTGAAAGCCTCCATTGAATCCATTGGCAAACTCCCCGCCGCGCAGATGAGGTTCCCTAGTGGTCAGTCATTCGCAGAACTCATCTCAGATGAATTGTTTAAACGCATGATTGTGGGGAACACTAAATGAAACTAACAGGTAGACGTAATCAATGCCAAGGCTGCAAGGAGTACTTCAACAGCAACACTGCTTTTGATAAACACCGAACAGGTGAACACGGCAAAGACCGCAGATGCAGGACTCCAGAAGAAATGATGGGGAAGGGCATGCTTGTAAACAATGATGGCTTCTGGATCAGTGAGCCATCTACTCGGGAGTTTGTCCATGAAGATGCTTGATTTTATTAGGGACTTTGTGCGGCAACCAACGCACATGGAGTTGGTAAATAAAGAGCTTGAAGAAGCCAAGGTAGAGAAGCTGGAAGCAGAGACCGCCGTGGAGTATGCGCAATCTATTGTGCAGTACAACACAAATAGGATAGATCGTTTAAACACTTATATCGCCGAGAAGGAGAAATCAAAATGAAATGGAATATCTTTGAACGTTTAAATACGCTGGAAAAAGAACTGCATGAGCTGCGTGAAGTTGTCCGGTATCAGGGCAACACCATCATCGCTTTGCAGTTGGCGGATATAGAGAAAGAAGGCTCTAAGTTGGTGGAGTCTCAGGTAGACCGCAATCGATATAGCGCAGCACCAGTGCGCAGCGAAGGCGATCCGGTGTTTACTAAGGCCGAGGTGGATGCGGAGACATTGAAGCGGCGCAAGTACAAGCGTGAGTGGTACGCCAGAAACAAAGATGCCATCAGTGAAAGAAAGAAAACGGCCAAGAAACTTCAAGAGGCGCAGAGCCAAGGCAATAAAAAGAAAGCCTATTACTGGAAAAATAAAGAGAAGGTGCGGGAGTACGCCCGTCAGTATCAGCAAAGGAAGAGGGCAGAACGTGCCACGCAGGAGAATAAATGATGGGGCAGATCATTGGATTCGCTTGCGGTGCTGCATGGCTAACGCACATCTTCACATGCTTTGCGCAGGGCTTATGGGGTTTCTTGTTGGCAGGAGCAATCCTGTTCCCCATCGGCATCCTGCACGGGTTTTATCTTTGGGTGAGTTGAGTCATGAGGCTTGAACCCATGAACAATTTGTGGTTCAGAAAAAACAACAAGGTTATTCGTGAGCCTTTATACACCTTGCAAGAGATAGCGGATTTGGTTGGCATGAAATACGATGTTCTGTATGGGTTTTTAAAGGGGCGTAAAAAAGGCGCTCCTAAGCCTGCATCAGGGCGTAAGTCTGACTTATCAGGAACCAAAAACCTTTACAAACTATCTGAGTTTAAAGCTTGGATTAAAGAAATGGAGGGGTACAAATGACCCAAGAAGAACTATACGCAGCTATAGGCCGAGCCATCGACAGAGAAATAGTTGGTGGAAGCATGGACAGAAGCGAGATAAACAAAAACCGTAAGTCAATACTGCATTCGTTTAACCATTACATACCTGATTTTCAGACCTACAGTGGGCATGTGGATAGTCGGGCAGTGCATGTGTACTTCAAAGACGGTGAGGAAATTGCGCGGTACGAAAACGGTAAGCATACATACACGCCAAGGTTCAAAGAACTGTGCCACGAATTAGTAAACGAAATTTTTGAAGGAAAACTGAAATGACGGTGCAAAAGTTTTTTAAGGGTGACTTGGTTCAAGTGGGGGAGATGCCAATTTACATGCGCCACTTTGATGGTAATTGCAAAGCCATTGTGCTTTACACATACGAAGAGCTATACGGGCGTAGCGGCGATAAGCGCCAACAATACAGCTTGCACTTGCTGCCAAGCCGAGGTGAGGTATCTTGGTATGAAGAAGACCAGCTAACGTTGATTGAGCCGGAGAGGTTTGACCTGCTACCAAAGAGCAGCGTACACCGCAAAGTATGGGAAGCAAACAAAGCACGTAACGAACAACTTACAGGAGAACTGAAATGAAAGACAACGTAGAAATTGCACACGGGTACACCGACTGGCTGGTCAAGACCGGCGGCTATGCAAGGGACATGACCATGCGTGACCACTTTGCGGGGCTTGTTATGCAGGCACAGTTATCAATGCCGGAAATTAATTTAGCTATAAGCCAAGGAGACATTACGATAAAAAATGTTTCCGGAGGTTGTTATGAATGGGCGGACTTAATGCTCAAGGAGCGCAACAAATGAGCGATTTTTACGATGACTACGAGGCCGAAATGCAACTAGCAGAAGCTTCATGGGAGCGACAAGAAGATAGACGCAACTTCCGCACCGAGGTTTGGACAACAAAAGACGGGCGTGAGATTGCCATTAAGGACATGGAAGACAGCCACTTGTTTAACGCATACAAGCAAAGCCAAGACGGGTTGCTGTTTCGTGAAATGGTTTTGCGCTTGTTTGAAGATAAATTAAGGAGTAACAAATGATTTACTGCGTAAAAACTAGGAGCGGGGAAATCCTCCCCGTGTGGCACGGCAACACGTTCAAGGAACCGCACAATCAGTTTGGTGAGGTGTATCACTTAGTCCTGACTACCAAGGACAAAGAGGCTGGTCACTTGATGTACAAGTTTGTTGGCCCCAATGATGAGTACACCATGCTATGTGATGAACAAGGCAACCAAGTGGAGGTGGAGCAATGACATTCCAAGAGCAAATCAAAGCACTGCCCGAAGCAGAGCGAATTAAATTCTTTCGCGCAATCATGGCTGTGGTTGACGCAGGCTACGCAGCAGGTGTGCCGCCCAAGGAGTGGGCAAATTTGTACGCCGATGTGTACAGG